CCCACTCCATTAACTCATGGGTTTGTAGGGGGATGCTCCATAGCCCACGCTTAACATTGTATGAGTTAGGCACACGAATCAATGAAGCCAAATCAAATGTCACCGTTGGGTCAATGCAGTTCATTGATAACAAGTCAGCCCACCTACGGACTGTGTGACGACCAGCACCTTTCAGTATAGAACTATCCATACCAGTGGTCGGAAGGTGTGTCTTAGATAACTTAACCCACACATGGAATCCACCACCGGAAAACCATATGCCATGCAGTATGTCTAATTCCAATAGGTGTTGATGCAACCTACGAACCTCATGGTGAGGCACTGAAGGTGGCACATCAACCCGTCTGCCACCAACAATAGATGTGCAATCAAAATCAAGAACGAAGTGCGGAACAATAGCAGTCTGATAATCTCCCCGTCTGTAGTTGGGGGATTTCAATTCACGGAATCCATACACTGTGGTGTACGCATCCGAAGAGTTCTCCAGACTTGACCACCACTTGGTGAACTGTTCCTTGTCATGCACGACGCGTCTAAACAGATTAACCTCACGAGGGTAATCAAATGTCAACAACGCTTTGCTTGTTCCACTTCGTTCCATTTCACCACCCACTTGTTTAATCGTTCTAATAATTCGTGTGTCTCTTTAGGGTCTTGGATATACATTTGGTCAACAACGAATCGTATCTCCCTTTCGTCATGCACCGCATCAAACCCTCTAGCCTTCTCCGCTTCTCCCATATACACAGACACAGTTCCACCGATTATTTGTCGTTGGAGAAACCATTCAGTTGCTACCGTGAATGCATTGACTTCTAATCCTTTCATTGCACATCCCCCTCTAGGTATATTGCTTCAGCACCATTAGCCACTTCAATGGGATTAGCATACGGTGTGTACTTGGGGCAAAATGACATGTAATCACAGAACCCACACTTGAACTCCTGACCCTTCGGAACAGTAGCGAAATCCTCTTCTAGATATGACTTAACTAACTTGGCTAATCGTTTCTTCATGGCAGTGATGGATACTTTCTTTGCTTCCAGTATATCCCAGTGGTCTGCCTTAGGGAATCTCCATCCCCAATGGGTGACAGGTCCTAAGTCATTGTCCGACACATCAAGAACATATGCGTAGTACGCCATCTCACCTTTCATCTGTGGTAGTTTGTATGTGTTCCACTTGCCCGTTTTCAATTCCATCAACGCAACACCATCTTCAGTCTTGAACACACGGTCAATGATACCACGCAGATGTATCTGTTGTTTGCCGTATCCTTCCACCTCCACTTCAACGATAGCGTCAAGGTCTATTTCATTCGCTACAGGAAGGAAGTCTTCCGGTTTAACACAGTGCTTCAAACGCCTCACATCATTACGAACCATCCAGTCTTGGTTGTCTTGTTCGCGGTCTGCGTATTCACCTTCAGCATCTGGGAACAACGACCTCAACAACTCATAGCATTTCTTATCGTTGCCTAAGTGTGCATTGTCAATAGCATCCTGAATGACTTCGGGTGAGTCTGCACCGTTGATGTAGTACTGTTCCGTACGGTCATGCACATTGCTACCAATGGTGAGGTAGTCATGTGTCTGTTCTTCTTGTGGACATACCTTGCTGAGCCATAGTTGTTGTTGACACCAGTTGGAGTATGAATCCAGTGTTGATTTACTAACACGAATCATCTTATCATCACCGATGATTGGAGTCCACGAGTATGTTGACCCTTCATTCAACACACCCATCAGAAATCACCTGGTAGATACTTGTTGCTGTCAACCTTGTAGGTGGCTGCCGGTTGGTCATCCCCACCCACTTCCGTCACCTGGTATCTGCTGTCGGGTATCGCAACAACGGCTGCATTAACATGTTCATCCTTAACCACTTCAATCTGAGTTTCAGGTACTGTGTCACTCGGGGCAGGTGCCTTGTTAATTATGTCATCCACAATCGTTGTCAGTTGTGTGAGCGTGTCTCTAATTAGATGCACATCTACTAACGACTTCCTTAATTGTTCTAGTTCTTCATTCATCTGTTTCACTTGTTCTATTATATTCATTGTTTCACTTCCAGTTGTATAATGTGGGCACACACAGGACACTGTAAAATGTCAGGTCTGTCACTCACGAGTAATGTTTCGGGTTCGTTGTCTATACGAATTGATAAACAATCTGCTCGCTGCCATGCTGAGCATCCATTCTTACTTGGACTCCCTTTCGGCAGCGTTCCGTATGCTGTTTCACTTAATGTTCTTGATTTGTTTGTCATTGTAATCACCAGTATGTTTTCGGTTGGTGCAAGTCTATTGCACGCTTGAGGTCCCATCCCATCACATCGTAAATCAGTCTCAATTTCTTACGGACTTGCTTATCAACGATGTGTTCAGCATTCATTGTGAACCCGTCTAGTTCAGCGGGGTCACGGTATGCAATAACATCGGTAGTCGGCATTCCTTGTGGCACACCAGCCACATATGTCCACAGCACGCTATCACCTTTGGCATATGGTTCATCAGGATTCATGTGCCAATTGTAATACCTCGCTGACTTCGCATACCCACCAGATGTTTTGGGGTAATGTTTGTCTGAACGATGTGATGCATCAGGTGATGACTCAATCGCTTTGGACAATCGTGTGCGGGTTGATATGTTCTCAACCGCCACATCATTATTGCGAAGCCTAACCACTTCACCCTTGACGAATGAAGTGATGTCGTTTTCATTATCATTACCACCTAACATGATGAGGACTTGTTTCTGCAAGTCACGAATGAATGGTGGTGTAGAACTGTGCTTCATCTCAAAGCCAGACACTTTTAATTTACCAGCGTCTTCCTCAGGCCATGATATGATACCTGCATATCTATTCTTAACATCAGCACAGAACCAATACGGCATCCACACTTCAGGTTCAGCAATCAATTTTGGATTGCCCGTTTCCTTTTGAATGATGTCAGTGAGTTTGGCTGACACATCATGCAACTCATCCAATGGACACTGGACAAAACAACTGTCCGTGTGTCCGAACAACACAGGGTATCCCATGTCTTCGCATTGAGTCCGCAACGAATCCAATGCTGAGCGACCTTGTGATAGAATGGTTTCGCCAATGATTGTGTCAGCCATGCCGTGACCTAGCGACTCAGTCACCAGACCATACAGCGAAGCCATCACACGCTTGACCGCTTTCTCTAGAATCTTATCACCACTGTCCTTTAACTTCTGTCGTTCCGTGAACAGATACTCAATGACAACCGGCAACACACCTTGTTCTTCTTGTTCCCAGTGCGTTCCGTTGGCCATTGTTCGTGTAGTTTCAGACGGATTATCTCTTTGAGTAGTCCAACACAAATTGTCGCCCAACATAATTGAAGGATACAAACCTTTAAAATCTAATACTGCTACCCCCTCGTGGCGACCAGGTGTAGGTGTCATCACAGTCGCACCTTGAACATCACCGCGCTCACGACGACGGTTTCTATGACGAGTAGCGAACTTGTCATCCGTGATTCGGCACACCAGACCTCGTGCGAACTTGCCCACTTCAAATGTGGATGTGAATGACACACCGCAGAAACCTACCATGCTTGTGAAGAAATCAGTAGCCCGTAGATGCTGGTCAATGTTCATCATCAACCTCACATCCTGCACACAATAGTCAGTCAACCGATAGAAATTATCTGTCCAATCATTTGTTAAGTCAACAGTATCTTTCTTACCTAGTTTCAAATGCTCACCGATGTCACCCAACTTACGGGATGGGAACTGTCCGTTCCCGCTATCCATCCACACACGCTCAAACCCAGAACCATCTGAACCTCGGCATGCAGTATCAAACACCCAACGACCTTTGATTGGTTGGTCGGTATGACGGTATCCATCAAACCCTTCACGAACCTTTGAGACCTGTCCGAGTGGTGACAACCGACGGAAGTTCTTGAACCGTCTAACCATGTGTGGTATGTCAGCCCACATTGCAGCGTGAGCAATCAACATATCAAAATCCATCTCCTCAATGTATTGAAGGACACCTTCATGCAATGCTTCTTCACTACGATATATGTGTAGTGTGTATCCATCACGGTCTTCACACTGATATGATGTCTGGTTCTCACGCCATGCAAAACAAACAGCATCTTCTGTGAAAGAATCAATCGCTGCCCAACACTGTGTGAAGTCATTACCATCAACAGGATTCCACTCAATATCAAACCAACACTTGCGAACATTCCATTGAGGAACCTTCGCAGGGTATGTGTCAATCATCCATTGGTCTATGATAGGAACATCTGCTTCGTATGTTTCGGTAAAGTACTTGCTCATGCTAACCAAATGATATGGATTGACGCATGATATTTTCATAACTTCTTTACCCTTAATGCTCTTAGCGATTTCATCACTCTCAACTTGTGCGTCGGGGAACTCAATATAGAACGACTCCCAATTGATGTCGGCTTCATCAGTGTTCACCCACATGTAAGGGCGGATGTCTGTGTGAGTATGCTGAACCAACACATCATCATCATCCCGATGACGAGTATATATCCCAACACCTTCAGACCCTTTAGGCCAGTAGGTATCAACCAACACGGCAATCACTCGCCAGCGTCTTGGTCAATCACAACAAGCAAACAGTCCTTATCTTGGTGGTTGAATACCAACACAGCACCATCACCAGTATAAATCTCACACTTTCCAGTTGGCAAACATGCCAACACTTCAGGAAACCACGGTCCGAACTGTGTGTGTACTACTTCGCTGTTTGTTTCTTTAGCATCTCCGATATGGAACTTGTGAAACATCTGTCCAGTCACACCAGTACCAGTATGAATGGTACCTTCGTTAGCATTAGGAACGAATGAGAACTTGTATGGTTTGTCAACACCAACCACCTTACCAAGCGAAGCCACCGAACTTAAGTCGGCAACATCAATCACACCATAGCATGTCAGTTTGTTTTCACCAAACGATTCCCAGTTGTCTTCACCTGCTTTGTTCACGAGTACGCTTGCCATCTCCAACGACGCTGATGATTTAACTTCACTCGTCGGGGGTAGACTCACCGAACTATTACCACAAGTTATTTTGAAATTGGATGTCTTCTTGTCCGTGACTTCTTGCTGGATGGATACATTATCATCACTACATGCCCGAAGGAATGCTAACAATTTAGATACATCTGCAACCACCAGTCCACCGGACTCCTGTTGCTCAACAGTTATCCGCTTGGTTAAGAAGTGAGTGGACAATGCCACGCCACCAACCAATTGGTCGTTGCTTACATTCAATCTTAGGTCATCCACACCAGGGCCAAAGCCCGATATGAAACCGCTCAGTTCTGTTCTCTTCACTATACATTTAGTCATTCTTCCTCACTCCATTTACAAACCATGTCTTACCATCGGTCATCTTTATTATTTCGTCTTGAATCTCCACCACTGCACTATATAAATTATCGGATGAATCTCCACCACCGAACTCCAATGTTTGCACCCTATCAATTAGGTCTTCAGTGTCGTCTTTAAACACACCCAGTGCTTGAAGTATGTCATAATGATTTGACAACTGTTCACGCATGCGTGTGTTCTCACCCAGCAGATACTTAACCTCGGATTCCAATTCCAATAAACGCTCATCTGTTTGAATAGCAAACTTGGTTGCTTCAGTCACCTCAGCGTCTATCCTATCGCCAATGTTCTCAAGGACATCACGGATGAGAGGAGAGCCATGCTTGCCAGCAAATATGTCTGGTTTGTCTTCACTCATAGCAACCCATCCTTTATCTCACTAAGGCCATACCATTCTGGTTCTCCATCCTTTCTTGTGATGGCAATGACACGCTTCTGACCCTGCAATGCGATGTTGGTTTTCTCTTTGAAGAACTCAACGGTGTATTCAGTCTTGCCTGTCTTCTTCCCATCGTCATCGTTGACGACTTCACGACGACACCATAGAATCTGGTTAAGATTGTTGTCAGTATTCTTTTCCCAGTCTGGTTTCCAAGAACCCGTTTGTTCGTTGCGGAACACTTCAGGTTTCAGATGTGTCTCCCAGTATACTTCAACACCATGACGCATGAGTTCACGACAGATGGCTGTGAGTTGGTGGAAACGAGTGGACCGGATACTCCAGTTCCATTGGTTGCCTACCAATCGGTTCGGGTCGGATGCTTCAATGCCATCCTTCGCCTTGCCTAGTTCAATCACCTTCATGTTCACGACACATACATTATCCCATTGGTCAACTGCTGTCACTAAGAACTTAGCCAACCTCGGACCTGTGTATCCTTCCTTGTTTTGCTTGACTGCCTGTGCCACACCGTAGCGACCAATCTCCATGACCCTAGCGTGAGTCGCTGGGTAATCGTATGTTGTTCGGTCTTCCGTAGCCATAACCCAAGGGCTAAGACAACGGATGTTCGCTGAATTGGCACGGTGGTATGCTGACTTACACGCGGCAGCACCACCATCAAAATCAACGGCCAGTATGTAATCACCATTTTCTATCTGTTCTTGTGTCAAACTGTCCAACACGATACCAGACTTACCAGCACCTTCAAACCCTACGACACCCGCAAATATGTGCGTGCCACGACTTGGTTTGGCTGCTTGTTCCATCTCGGCTGCGATGCCACCTGTTAGTACGGGAACGGCTTGCACCAGTTCCTCGGTCACAGGTTCGTCTGCCACTTTGTTTTCTTCTTTCTTTACTGCATTAAATCCACTCATTTTTCATTCCTCCTCAATTGTATTGGTCCGTTGATGTGTTGCCGCCTTCTCCTGCTGGCACGACGAATCGTGGCACAGCATGGATACCGAAGGCAGTTATTTGGGGGACCTCACCATCATTTTCTGTTTGCTTTGCACCTAATCTTCCAAAGATAAGCACGGTTGAGCGTTCAGCATACGGCTTCCATTGGTCGCCATCCTGATACTCAAACGCATGAAAGTTATCATGTAGTACACCACCGATTCGTGCCTGTAGTTCAGACTTGAAACCAGTTGGATGTTCCCGTTGTAAATCCCATGATGTGACTCGTAGGTTGTATGTCTTACCAGTCTCATCGTATTCACTCTCCCATCCTTCCTTGAACAATGATGTGACTTTACCCTTCAGTATAACAAGAGGACCTACGGGGTTGATACCTGGTACTATCTTCATGTTAGCATGGTAATGTTCCAATGTGTCAGTCAATGACACGAAGTACGGATGGATTGCTGGGTTCACACAGAACTTTTCTGGTGCGAGTTGTGCTTTCAAATCATCCTCAACGAAGTCATTGGTGTACACAATCTCAGTATCCCACTTGTTTGGTAGTCGGAATACATCAGCGAAGTCGGGGTTGACTTCTCTATCGGTGCTGTTCGGAACGACCTTGATTCTACATGGTGTGAACATCTTCGGCGTTGCATCTGGGTTCGGTGAATCCAAACGGAACAACGATACCTTACTACCAAAGTCACTTTCTTTGTTGCCTAGGAAATAGTAATAACGACTCCACATCTCGGGGCGAATTGGGTCTCCCTTGCTAGACCAGTTGCCGGTCTGTAGTAATGCGATTGGTCCTGTTGGTGTGTCCACCTTGAACCAAGGGTCTTTGTCTGCCGGTTCTTCAGTTGGATGTGTGCCATCTGCTTTAACCAGATTCCAAACACCATTTTCTTTTACAACCTTTGCCACAAGACCTGCTTGTATTGCTTTGTCTGGTGATGTGTTCCAAGCAGACAGTGCATCAGCACGGACACGCTTTCGCTTGTCTCTAGATTTGGGGTCAACACCTACGATGACTCCTACCCAGTTGTCTGTCTTGAGTCCGCTGCCACCGCTTCGGCGTTGAACTACCATTCCTTCAGATGCTTCTAATAGAAACTCTTCGTCTTCGTCTTGCCAGTTATCCACGCTGAACTTGTCGGACAGATACTCAACGAACTTCTGAGTTGCGTCTTCAATGGACAAACCATTGGCATCCGCATACCCTTTCAATCGTTCTAGTACCGAGTCCGGCAGTGTCGCTTCGCTATTGTTTTTCTTTGGTGCATCAAACATTTGTATTCTCTCCTTTGTTTTTATCCATCAATGTTGCTACAAAATAATCGTAGTAAGAGTCATCGCCTGCTGGCCATGTATATACTCTCTCTACAAAATCACCCCATACAACAAGGAAGGAATAGTATTGCTCGGGTGTTAGACCTAGCGAGTATGTTTTGTCACGCAACTGTTTCATCACATGTAATCGTGGCAGACCTTTGGTTGCCACCTTGCGTAATTCAGATGCTAATGATGTCCATTCACCTGCAGCGATAGACATTGCTGGGTTGGTGAAGTCGGATTGTTCAACCATCAAACGGATACCGAGAGCATCTGGTGTCTGCTGTAATGATTGTAGAATGTCAACGGCTGAGCGTAGGTCGCCAGCACACACTTGATTCAAGTGTCGGAAGTCAACAAACCATTCTTCGGGTAGTGATTCTCGGTCTGCAATGTGAGAAAACAATTGGTATGCTGAATCATCATCGGCAGGTCTAAACATATACACCATGCATCTAGATTTAAGTGCGGGGATGATTGCCGATTCATCATTAGCAGTTAAGATAAACAATGATTGGTCAACACATTGCTCCATCGTATTCCTCATGGCTTCTTGTGCTGGCTTCGTTAGACCATCTGCTTCGTCAAATAGAATTGCTTTGCGTGGACATCCCATGCCACCTTGCTGTGCAGTCCGCTTGACTTCATTCCTAACGAATGCTATGCCTCGGTCATCCGATGCATTGAATTGAATGTAATTGATTGGTGAATACATATCGCCAAGCATTTGACGAGCAATAACACCGGCTGCTGTTGTCTTGCCAGTACCAGGAGGCCCGACCAATAGAATCGCTGCAGGATATTTACCCCGTTCCCTCCATTCTTCACAGTCAGCACGGAAATCTGGACACCCCACCATTTCTTCAATCGTATTTGGTCGGTATATTTCACGCCATTGTTTTCCCATTTCCATCACCGCATTTTAGGTGGTAATTGAGAGGTATATAAATGAATCAAACAAATCATTCATCCAATTCATGCAATAAACGCAGCACATCGTCATGTTTCCATCGTCTTGGGTATGAATTGAGAACATGTTGCATCTGTTCCATGCCATTACTATCACGCACCAACTCTTTGATGGGTGATAGGATGTCAATGACCTGTTGTATAGTTTCGTTGCGTTGAATCTTGCGAGCGTCTATACCATGACGGGAACGCATCCATTCAATGAACAAAGGTTCAGCGCGTCTCGTTAGTACAACCATACGGTTGACTTGGTATCCTATTGGTGTGTTGGGTGCAAAGTACACATACACACTGAACTTGGCTTCCCGCGCTAACCATCCGAGCATAATGGCATCTAATAAATCCTTATTGTCCATTGTGTATCACCTATCATCCATACAAATACAATAACAATACCATGTAATATGATACATAATACTATTGATACTCCTCTCTCATTAAGGATAACATGTCTGTTAACTGAATCGTGTCACTGAATCCCATTGATGAGTCTATACCTACTAGTAGCGGGTTATCTAGATGGTAGTTCCCACCATTCATATTGACACCTACAGCAGTAGCCCATATGATACAACCAACATCATCTATACACACCCACTTGTCCTGTATCTTAGGGCCTATGGTAGCCTGTCCACGAATCTGGTTGCCCACATCCTGAGAGCATAGAACATCCCCGACATATACACTGGTGTATCCGTCTAGTGCTGCTAATTTGAGTCGGATGCTTTGTCCTTGTTCAGACACATGGGTGATGAGCAAAGGCATTTTCAATGCCTGTTGTTTCAATATGTATCCACCTATGAAGTCATCATCATAGTATGCGGTATCACCTATGAGTCGCACCATCTGGTGAGGTTCTAAACCTTGAAGAAGTTCTCTTAAAATGGCCACCGAGCCAATTTGTCGCCCGTGAGTATTTACCCTACCCTTATAATGCTCGTTCATAAATGCTTTACGCTGGCTGTATGTTTGTTTCCATATTGGGTCGTCATCATAGAGCAGTACATCGGTTATGGATATGGTTGAAGGGTCGTAGTCATCCGAGCATTCTATTTCAAGAATAGATGTAGTGTGAGTACTTTCCCAAGATTGCACAAGTTCGCCAGCGCGTGTATATACGATAGCGTCTGTTCCTGTGTAGTGAAGAAAATGGCGAGGTCTGTCTAAGACCTCAGCGAATGTTTTTTTGAATGGTAGGGATATTTTACTCCATACGGAGTATCTAGCAACAGGATTGATGTGTTGCCCTGCTTTCATTTTTTTGTCAGTGGGTAAATCACCACTAACTGCTTTTTCAAGCACTTCAATGAATGGTATGTATGCTGATGCCCGTCTTAGTTGTTCTGTGTCGTAGTCGGTAGCATGAGCCACTGCTCGTATCATATGTCTGCGACTCATAGGTGGTGATTCACCTAGTGCCACTTGCCAAAATAGTGTTGATTCACTACGGGATAACACACCCACGATGTTGTCTAGTGACCTCATGTGCATAGATGACAATACATTGTATGTATCGTCTATAGACCATGTGCTGTCTGTATCAGATGATTCAGATGCGATGAGAGGAACTATGGGGGTGTTTTTGGTGAGTTCTAACCACTCTTCGGCATGAATGCCAAAATGCTTAGGCACTCGTGCAGTGAACCAAGATGTGCTGATACGGGGTTCATTGTCAAACCACAGTATCATGGCCTCTAACCAATCATCGTGCTGTTTGATGAAATCCGATACAGATGCGTACTTCTCCTTGAGAGAAGGTTGACTACTCCTAAGATAATCTGCTTGACTTGCCGCTACCCACAGTTTCACCCGATGCCCCTCTCAATGGGAGGTCATGTATCTCGCACTTTAGCATTGCGCTGATTGTAGGGATGAATGGTACTGCCCACTTGAATGGTTCAGGTCTGATATTGAACCCAAACAACCGTTTGGTGGTATCTTGCATGGCTCTTGATGTTATCTTGATGCCTAGTGCATTGCATGTGATGTAGATACAATCAACTACCAACTTGTGGTGTAGCATGGACACATGTGGATACACATGATTGAATAATTCAAGGCAATGCGTCATAACAAAATGGGCTGCCCCTTCGTCTTCAACTATGGATGATATGATGTACTGCACCATATCATCGTATGATTCAAACTGTTGTTTGAAATACGCTGCTGGCTTAGTCTTCTTTGGCATCTCGCAACTCTCCTAATAGGAGTGCAATCGCTTTTTCCACTTGAAATGCTTGGTCAAGTGTCATGCGAAGACCTTTACCGGATGGTCTGCCTGTGTTAGACCATACGCGAATGTCCACTTCGTTCCGACTATCATCATCGGTGAATCGTATTCTATCCACACGAATGCTAAACTTGTCAGCACCTGAGCCCTTCACTGGGATGGTAGCAATAGTAATGTTCTCTTGATTAGAATAATCTTTTTTAGTCATTCTTCCTCACCCTCACATTCATTCGGGCATTCTTCTTCATCGTCAAGTTTATCGCCGCAGTATTTACAGGTAGGGCATTCGCAAGCCTCTTCATAACAACCACAGGATAGTTTCTCAACACCATCCATGTCTTCTTCACCAAAAGACCATGACGGACAATCATCGGGGTAATTGCTTATCATGCTTCCAACGCCCCATGTTCGCTACCATCAAAGTCCTCTGGTGTGCCAGCCCAACCGTAGTCGGTCTGTATCTCAATCCCATCAGTATCTATATTGATGATGACATCATAGTGGTATGCTTGACCACCAGTAGCCTCATGTGGTATCACATAGATACCGCCTACCTTGTCGCCTTTGAAATGCACTAGAATCTGTGCTGCTAAACAACCAGAACCATTGGCTCGTTTCCTTGTAGTGTCAACTCGTGTATCGGGATATTCTATACCAACACACAAATCAATGCCTTTCAAAAGGTCTGCAAGTTCTTGACCATGCCCTGTAGGGTATCCGTCATACTGTCTGTAAAAAGATAGAATTGGTGTTCCGAGCCCTTGCCCATCTCCACCATCATGTTCCCAAATCGTTGTTGTGCTTCTAGTACCCATGATTATTCCACCTGTGATGGGTGTCCGTCTCCGCCGACACCTGCGCTGCTGCTTCTCTTGTGAAATCCATGTGGTGTTTCCTTGCTGTCTGCCTTGTATCTCTGTATGTTGCTGATACCTGGTGGGTCGGGTGGTGCTTCAGATGAAGTCCATCCCTTGCATACATCCACCCACATCTGTCCTGCTTTCAATCGTTGGCCTCCGACATTGATTTGGTTGCCTAAGTCACTTGACGACCACTTCCATCCATATCCGCCATCACATTCTTTACCCTTGCATGGGCAATTCATTTCTCTTACTGTTTCTTTCATTTTAATCCCTCAAATATATTCGGTTTTTCTTTCTTGGTGTTCATGTTTGTGCATCCCTCACACACAGGTAGTGTTCGTGCGAACTCGTCACCCATGTATGCTTCAGCCCATGTCTTGCGTTCTTCTCCACATAGATATTCAGTCACACTTGACCTTCGTATGTGAATCATTTTTGGTTTTATACCTCTTTCACTCATGCGTTGTCCTCCTCCCAAGTAGTACTATGGGTGTTCACTTGACCGCTGAGTTCAATTGCTAGCGCTCTATTGACAACCATCTCGGTGATGTTCTGCAATGAGTGGTCATGCAATCCCCACTCCGCTGTACGCTCCCAGTCTAATGCGCCCCATGCGAATCCGCTTGCTAGTATATCCCAGTACCATTCATCCATGTATGACTGTGCATCTGTATTGCATACAGCATCATCGTCTGTGAATGGTTCAACACCTAGAGTAGCCCATGTTTCCAATGACTCTCTTGCTACCGCTTCCCAGTACGACAAAGGGCCTTCATCGGCTTCTTCTCCATCATGCATCAGACCAATAAGACGGTCTATGTCAAAGCCACCAAACTCAAGCATGTGTTCTCCGATAGCAATGATACCTCTTAGCGATGGTAGTTCTGTGACATCAAAGACCTCATCAACAATGTGTTTGGTACTGTGTGTGAGGTAAGCATTAGAAAAGAAAGGATACACTTTGTTTGATATTATCCGTAGTGATGTTTCACGGATGAAGTGTTCAACTGTTCCTAATGCTGTTGCCTCCATCCATTGAGCCTTGCTGAGGAAGCATGATTCATCACGAACATAGTATCCTAACTCAATACACATCTGTGTGATAGATTGGTTGTGTGTGACATTTGCCAACTCAGCCAATGAGTACTCCTTCACCATATCTGATACGGTATTCTCAATGTATTCTTTCAACACTACCTCGGTCAATCCATTGTATGGCTTCTCGTCTTTACGGACACCCATTTTGATGTAGAGTCTTTCTATGAGTTCCGTCACTAGATTGAATCTGCTATCGTCACTCATTCCAAAGCCTCCTTCAAGTTCTTCACTGTTGCTTGACCTGCGATGAAAGCCTCAACGATAGATTGGAGTTTCGCATATTTTCTTTCCATAACTGGGTCAACTCGTGTTGGTAATTTGATTGTGATGTCCACTTGACCTTCACGCAAGTCATCAACAGATGCTGTGATATTGTGTGGTTTGGGTTCAACATAATTTAGTGGGGCATACCGTTCTTGAGGTGCTCCCCAGTTCACTCCATCCGTGCGTGTTTTCGGAATAGGACTCGGGCGTGGTCTGCCAGTCAAAGAAGCGGGTACTGCTATACCATCACCTAGGTCGGTGTAGCGTTCTTCAATAGGGCCATGATGCATACAGTACCCGTTCCTACGGACATATTTTGATGTTGCTTTGCACTGTAATCCTGCCTGTGTTAGACCTTGACACATCATCGCTTTATCAATGATTGTTTCAACTTCTTTGAACTCTTTATCTGACATCCCCCTTGGTTGGTAGTTGGCTTCAAATGTCCACGCTGCTGCCCCAGTGTTAATTCTAATACGATTCTGTGTTTTGAGAACACCTAGTGTGACTTGTAGGTTATCGTTGGTCGCCCACCTTATTATCTTCTTCATGTGCTTTCTAGTGCAACATGGGTTCTGTTGTATGAACTTGAACAAGTGGTTTGCTCTCTCCATCGTTTTCGGCTTCTGTCTATTCAGGTCAACTCTATCTAATATACTTGGCATAATCATTCCTCCTTTGGTACTTGAGCACCGTTATGTAGTTCCCGCATGGTGATGTCACCAGCGACGAACTGTTCAATTAGTTGCTCAAGGAATAGTATTCTTTTGTGCTTCTCTTTGTTGGAATCAGTAGCATATTCGTTGTCAATACGAATCAGCGTGTACTTACCATGTGACTCAATACTGTGGATGTGATGCTGCGGAACAGACACATCTGCAATCAACTCATCATTCCCATCAACGGATAGCGAGTCTACTGTGTCATCATCGGCTAGCATTTGCCGTCTAATATGCGAAGGTATGCGAGGCCAAGGAGTCCATGACCAAAACCATTCAGTGCGTTTTTCACCACTAGCATTCTGTTCACGGGATACGACTATGTCGCGACCAATCAAACTGTCAGGGTGTCCAAACATTCGGTGAAGGAATCTGTATCCCCTAGCATACTTCGTAGTACCTGTGTCACCATTGAAACTGAACCGAATGACTGAGTCAACACCTTGAGTTGAATCTTCGTTTCGCACTATAGCGAATATGTGGTATCCATCACTGGTCTCACCATATACCCAATGCTTGAACTCTAACTTCACTTGCTTGCCAACAAATGATGGCTTTTCCCATAGGGTGTATGACTTCTTCCAATCACCTTGTAGTCGCAATGCCTTAGATGGTGACGGTATATGAATGTCAGCACATCTAGAACATAGGTGTAATGTTTGTCTAACGGCTGATAACATGTTATCATCATCTTTACCTGCTTCTGCAGGGTAGATGACAAAATCATCAACAGGGCTACGACAATAACTACATCCCTTTTCGCCCGAAGGTATTTTCATTCTACCACTGGTTTCAACGGTTGCCTCCGTTGTGTTGGTAGGGTAATACATAGCACCGCGGCCAGCACCTTCTTGTCTAATCATTTTGTCTTCCAGCAAATACTTTATCGCTGTTTGACGCTCACCTTTTGAGCAACCCAACTTGTTCGTGTAGAACTTATTGAACATCCCAGGGTTTGCCTTAATCAGTTCGTACAGTTCGTGGGCTCGGTGCATTACTCTCGTTTGTCTTCCTTTAGTTACCATTTTTATCACTCCATTATTTTTGTGTCAAACGACTCAAAGGTTTAGAACCTCGCTTGCCGTTGGAATTGCATTCAGTGTGTGAAGGCCTTCTTCGTTGATGAACGCCTTCATGTCGCTGATGTCGTTTTTCTTAATCTTATCCACACCAGATGATTCTTGGTAATCGCCAACTGTTTGGTGTAGGATACCAGTCATCATGTCGTGGACAGTACCGAGACGACGGCTGAGTGTTTCAAACCCAATAGCACGACCAGACAATTTTTGTTTTCCATCAGTCCATTCTGGCTTGTGTGTCAAAGCACCATTCAAGACATTGTATGCGTGGTAAAGTGTGTTGGATTGGTCATCGCTGACATTGACCCAATCACTCTTAGGATTTGTCCACCCATCAAGAGCCAGTCGCCACATGTGACCACCAGTTACTTTTTCGCCAACCACCTTGTTGTTCACGATTTCAGGTTTCTTGCTAGGCCATGACATCAATCCTTTCTGTTCAGATAATGTGAGCAATCGTTCAAACAATTGAACATCAACTGGTAGGTGTTGCATAAACTCCATCTCAACAAGTGAACGCTGTGCATCAACAATCACATCATTGATTTTACCAGCGAAGGTATCCCAGTTGCGGTCTTGCATAGCACCTTTCTTGTGACGAACAGATTGAATCGTTTGTGACCCACCCATTATCGCTAGGTTAGTACAATACACACGAGTAGCCACCGCTTGAACGGACAATGCTTTCGTTCCATCAAGTGAGTTGTTGACACTGAATCCATATCGGTATAGTCCATCAAGTGACTTCGCTGATTCATTCATCAATCCTAAGTCCAACCATTTGTGTCCACCTTCGCTCAATGCTTCTCTTGCTGCTTCTCTTGTCTGTGCTGCTTGTGACACATCACAATCCATTCGTGCCTTAGCACCTTCGTTGTATGCTGTGACTCTTGCTTTCCATCCATTCTGTGCTGCCAAGTCCAACATCGGGTCATACACTACAGGGTATGCCAATGGGAAGTAATCCTTACCACATGTTGATAGCAATGCACCTTCAGGTCTTTGTTCAGATGCGTATGACGGATTGAATACACCGAATGCGATTGCATTACCCTTTGCATCTGCTAGTGGTGCAAAGGTAGGTGCCATTTCATCGTTATCCATGTGTGCTGTGAACAATGGCTTCATAACTGGAGTGAATCTCCAATCATGTGCTGCCATACCTTCACGACCACCAGCAGTCAAAGCACCATCCCAGATTTCATCGTTGCCACCGACATTCATAGTGCCAATGTCAATACCACCTGTGGTAGTAGGCACGACTGTATCATCAAAGTCGTCAGGTTCATCGTTGTTGGTGCTACCAAAGCCAAACAAGTCCGGTTTGGTTGCTGCCGCTTTCTGTTCCTTAACGAGGAACTTGATGTTGGCAGATGCTAACCCATGTTCTAATGCTTCGCATACTTCAATGTGGTGTGGTTCAATAATGACTGCTGCTTTGCCACCGCTGAATTGCTTTTGAGGACTATATGCCCCATGTGTTAATTCAACACCTTGAACAAGGAATGCTGTCAATCCATCTGATGTCTTGGTCTGTGACACAAGAGCATCTCGGGGAATCCAAACGGTTCGTGTTCCTGACACCGCTTCGTACTGCACCTTAGTTTGCTTGTCGTTGCTTTCTTCTATCATACCAATTATTACCAATCGGTCTTCGCTTATTTTATCATCGTTGTTAAACATACAAATCGTTCTCCACCATAGGTGGGTGACGAGAGGTATATAAAGCCCGTTCAATAATTGGGGTTATTCTTCTTCGTTGTTAGCGAGTTCTAATACACAGAATGTGCCTTGCATGTGCGGAGGCACTACTTCTCCATCAATCTTAGAACCTAGAGGATACCATGCCCTCCGCTATCTATGAGAGCAACTGTTTGTTCTCTAGTCAACACGCGATAAGATATAGACTCATTGATTCTCCATGTGTAGAACAAGTCTTCTCCTCCTAGATATCCAAAATCTAGAGGGTTCATAGGGATGACTTCGTGACACTCGTGACACTTAATGTGTGCCAACCATCTCTCGCTAGTGCCTGTCTCCCCATTTTCAGGGTTGGTGAACTCATGCTCACCATGATTAACCCACTCGCACATGTCTAACGGCATGTCCACGAGTAGTACTTCGCAGCCTTCAGTGGAACAACCCCATCCTGAAACTACATTCTGTATGCGTTCTAGTTCTGCTTGCTGTTGCCCTGCAATCATCTCGGGTGGCAATTCATGTGCCACGCGCTCAACACTATCATCGGATACAGTCCAGCCCATACTGTCTGCTACGACACATATCCGAGAGTGCGCTTCAACTGTGCCTTCATGGTGAACCATGCTAACCAATTGTAGCGCACTCTCTCCTGTGCGTTTGTATTCAAGACCATGAGGTGCCCACACCCCACCATCCTCATCTAAGGAACTTAGTGCTTCCTTAGTCCATGCTATCTCTTCTTTGCTAGGCTTCCATTCCGTTTGCTCTCTCATCCAATCTCTCCAATGTGGTCGCCCCATCACACCAGACCCACTCGCAGTGGCTACATGGGAATACCATGTATGAGCCACATGCGAACAGAGGTCTTGCACTCGGAACATCCACACCACATGAAGGGCAGTACTCAAAGACTTCTATTGCATTTCGTTGAGCAACAACTGGAATCATACGCTTGTCATCGGGAGGTGGCGGTCTTAAGTCCACTCCAACAATTGCTTGAGGTACTCCACCGAAGTCAAATGTGCCTTCATCAGACACCTCATCAGACTTGATAGTCCACAGGTATGTGGAGTCAGGACTACGAGCATTATGTTTTTTGCCGGTCATTCCTCTTCATCGGAAGAAACCGATGAGACCTCAACTGGTTGTTCGTTCATTGTTTGCACCATCTTGACTATAGCCATGAGTGATTCTTCAAAATCATCCATAGCCTCATTCATCTTAGTTTCGGTTGCATTTATGGCTTCTAATATACTACTGTTTTCCATTTGTATTCCTCCTGTTTGATGCGCTTACTTCAGGTTGCGTCACACCTGTTCTCGCTTGTCTTGGGCATACTGTATGCCTAATTGAAATGTCGCCCCTTGAGGGTACTGTGATTTTAGAACATGTAGGGCACAATCCGCCACCACATCTATCACATTCTGTTGTAGCATCTTCGCTACACTTCATCGCGTCACACATCATTCATCACCAAACAAATTAGGTTTTGATGATTCCCACTCAAAGGGTCTTGATGTGTGGACTGTGTTAGCATCACTGATAAGTTTATTGTCAGCGGTTAACTGCATATCGCGTGCATCCTGTTTTTCTTTGCATAGTTTGAGCACAGCGAGTGTGGCTTCCAAATCATCTACTGTGACTCTGCACCAATCTCCATATAATCCATCGCGGATGGTGTCAAGTGCTGCTGTGAAATGTTTCATATCAGGTAAGCGGGTCTTGTCAGTGAACTCCCACACCCATCCATCTACGCCTTTATGTTGTACAGTCTCAAGGCCCCACGGTACTGAATACCAACTGCTATGACTGCGGTTGCTATCCATCTTAACCACCTTTCCATGTGCAAACAAATCTAAGTTAAATTGTATCTTATGAATGCGCCCTGCTAATCCTATAGATGCGGTGCTGCGATGTGTATTGCTCATCGCCATCAGGTCGTTCTCCACCTTTTTGATGTGTGTCCTACGAGCATTACGGTATGAAATGTTGTCTTCATCTGGATTGACTATACCGCGCTCAACCAACAAATCCGATAAGTGCTCATCAAAGAACTTAGTTGTGTTATCAATGGATGATGTCTTACCTGCGATTTTCTTTCGCAGTACTTCATCATCCCAGTTATCATACACTAACCCAGTCCAAGAAGCCGATATTGCATCTTCACCCAAACCTAATTGACCAATGGATGTGGCAATACCACGCTTGACTTGTTGCCATAGGTCAGTTGCTTCGTTGAAACACTTCTTACATAGCATCCCTTTGTTTTTCACCGTTGCCTTAGAACTACATTGGTTGTCGCCACCATAGTATCGCCGACCACTTCTCAAACCTAAGCACCGTTTTGCTGCTGGCACTTTTATCTCTTGGTCTGATAGATATACATTCCTACCGTCTTCGTTTGTTTCCCAACGAGCATTCACTTCTTTCGTAATGTCACCGCTGCTTTCTCTTTCCAATATGCTTCGTAATCCCATTTAATCACCTTCACCATAGGTGGATACCGAGAGACATATAAAAGAATTATACAATGTCATGCGTTCAACCCCGTGAATAAGTCAGGCTTCTCGCATGGATACATCCACCAAGGTACTACTGTTCCTCGTTGCCACTTAGCAATGTCTTTCTTTTCGGTGCTATAGTATCTACGATATGCTTTGACAGCATCATCGTCTTTGCACTCATCAGGCATTGCTTGTGCGAATGGAGTCAGCCCGACATCAGGATAATCATTCATAAACAATAACATAGTATGCATTTCGTCAACTGCTTCAACACATGCATGTGTTTTACCATACCGTTTCTTGAACTCCATGCCAAGACCCATTGCGTGACTCCATAGCCATGTGAAGTTAGATTGGGATTCCATTACCCATCTAGTGCATGGGTGATTAGGCCACCCACCACGCCAAGGTTTCTTGGATGTGGCAGTCAATGGCATTTGCTCGTCGGTAGCACCGTAGTGCCGTAAGACTGATGCCATCATTTGTCCAGATTCTATTATCATTTTCCCAACATGTTTGTCACACATGTAGCGCGCTGCTATTACAGGGTCATTGTCTAACACGAATATATTCATCACCACCACCCCGTTGGTTGCTTATCCCATTCTTTCTTACAGTCCTTACACACATGATGTGAGTCGTCTGCTTGTATGTAGCATGTGGCTTTTGTATCTTTGCAGAACTCGCACTTAGTCATTCAAACCACCTCTAAGTAATCCTCAAACACTCTTGTTGAATCATCATCACTTGACATTTCAAGGGCGTATGATATGACATCTTTTGCCTCTTCCAATTTTGCTTTGAGTTTAGCAATTGCG